TCTCCCTCTTGGCCGTAACCGTGACTGTCGCAGGCGGCTCAGTAGTCGTAGGCGGAGGCGTAGTTTCCCTCTTGGCCGTGACTGTAACCGTCGCAGGCGGCTCAGTAGTCGTAGGCGGAGGCGTAGTCTCCCTCTTGGCCGTAACCGTGACTGTCGCAGGCGGCTCAGTAGTCGTAGGCGGAGGCGTAGTTTCCCTCTTGGCCGTGACTGTAACCGTCGCAGGCGGCTCAGTAGTCGTAGGCGGAGGCGTAGTTGTACGCGCAGCCGTAATCGTGACTGTGGGCCTCGGAGTAGTTGTGGGTGCGGCAGTCGTTACCGGCGGCTGCGTAGTGCTTCTACCACCAACAATCTCAACGAGGTCTACGTTAGGGTCAAACAACGTACCGTCAGTATTAAAAATTTTGCCGTCCGTAGTCATGTAACTACCATCAGCAAAGTACGTAATGGGCCCAAGCACCGTTACGGTCTGGGTGCCTGTATTACCGACCTTCTGATCGTTCCTGTCGTAGATGTCGCCTTTGTCATCTACGTACCATCCAAGCCCATTGTTCAGATCTACAAGCTCACCCCTAGGAGCTTTGAAATCGCCCGTAGTGCCAACAGGAAGCGTAGGAGCACCCGTACCCGTACCCGTACCCGCGCCTGTGCCCCCAGTGGTACGTCCTTGCAGTACGCCCGCAGAATCGTAGTACGCGCCGTCAGAATAGTAGACCTGCCCAGTCTCATCGACGTAGCGCCCAGTGCCGTCATTGAGATCAAGAAGCTCCCCCGCAGGTGCCTTGAACGGTGCAGTGCTTGCCTTATCGGGCACCGACGGGAGGTTCGAAACTGCCGTGCCCGTAGAGTCAGTAGTGGCAGTCGGCGAAGTCCCACCACCGCTGGTACCCCCAGAAGTTTCCGTCGTGCCGCCTCTAGGTAGACGAGACACCGCAGAGGCAAGATTGTTTCCGGCGCGGATCAGATCGTTAAGCGTGGCTTCGCCTCTTTGAAGCCTGTTGATTACGTCGAGGTAGGCCGCAGCGTTACCCGCAACTTCGACATTGGGGTTCTTGGCAAGATTACCCAGCGCGCCAACAACTGCACCCCAGTTGCCCTTACGAGCGGAGTCGAGTGCGGCAAGAGTTTGCCCAGCCGTGGTTTGGTTCAGTCCTACATTGCCCAGAATGTCGTTTATTGAGTTCTTGGCAAAAGGACCGCTGACAAGAGCAATTGCCCCGCCCAGAGCATCGCCGCTTTGAATTGCGTTAGCCGCGTTTGCAAGCGCAGCTACGTTTTGGAACGTAACAGTTGGGATTCCAGCGAACACGCCGGTTTTAACCGTAGCCCCGCTGATCGGATCAATTGCTGTAGCGCCACCGGCAAACCCAGCACCTGCGCCCGCAGCGGATGCTATCGCGGCAAGATAGTTTCCTCGGTGCGCTTGAAGAACAGCGTTAGCAGCCATACCCCATGGCCCAAGAGCCGGGGCAAGCATGGAGAAAATAAAACCTACCGGGGCCTTCCACTCTTCTGAGTAGTCAAAGGCGACCGCATCACCAACATTGCCATTTGCATCATACCTATATATAACCCCGCTATCGTCGCCAGTGAAGTACCGAACCTCACTGCCGGTAATGTTGCCGTCGTCATCGTACGAAAGCGTAGTCTCGATAGGCTTGCCTTGCGGCCCAGTCTCAGACTTGGACGCGGTATACCCATTGCTAATAAAGTTGCCCGAAGAATCGTAAGACCCCCGGTTCTGCCTAAACGTATACCCATCACGGGTGATGCCGTAATCGTAGAAAGTGCTAGCTTCCCCATAATCAAAGGCTGCTTGCCTAGAAGCTGCCAACTGCGCTTTGAGGTTGGCATCGGCGAGAGCGTTTTTACCAAGCGTGCGGGGGTCAGTACCCGAAAGAAGTTTCTGCGGCCCCGTGCCTGCACTTGCACCCGCACCAGCGCCCGTACCTCCGGGGGAAGAAGCGGTAACACTTGTGGTGCCAGTAAGGTTAGCTGACTGCGTACCGCCAGTGCCTCCGCCTGCGCCCGTACCTACACCAGATGTAAGCCCAGAAATCCCAGACTTAGAGGTGCCGCCCGTACCCCCTGCGCCGCCAGTGGTTGCTCCAGTAGACGCACCGGTCAAAGTACTGATGCCGCCAGAAGTAGCCACCCCACTCGTGCCAGCGCCACCGCCATACCATGAGCCACGGCTAGAGCTAAGAGCGCCGCCGCCAGTCGTAGTTCCTGAGGGGAACGCCGTAGCGCCCAAAGAACTCATGGAACTAGGCGAAAAGACACCAGCTAATCTGCTGACCGCAGAATCAATCCCTGCAACATCACCCGAAGCAAGGGCAGTTAGCAGACTGTTCGAGAAACCTCTGAGGTTGTTGTCGCGGCTACCCAGCAACGTATTGGCAGCAGCCGTTGCGCCAGCGATGTCCCGATTACTGACCCGGTTAATAACGTTAGCAATTGAACTAGCGTCTTGCAGAGAGACACCAGATGAACCAAGCGTTACTTGCGTTGCTCTTTCGCCAAGCGACGGACCAAGTCCTGCTAACGTTGCAAGGTCACCATTTCGAATGGCATCAGAAACTTGAGTTGCAAGATTAGAGTCAGCAGTAATGTCTTGCAGCGTAGTTGTGCTAGCGATGCCAGACGTGCCAACACCGCCGCCTACCGTAGTGCTTTGATAAGGCTGGGTAGGGTCGACTACATTCGAGCTAAACGACGGGTTGAAATCGAAGTCGTAACTGTACTGGTCAAAGTCGGGGTCGGAGATATTGCGGAAATTATTGTCTGTAAAAGGAAGACGGGACTCAAACGTCTGGTTTAGCAATGCAGCATTAATGTCTTGATCCCAAGCTGCCCACTGGGAAGCTGGCAAAAATGACCGCCCAACCCGCTTAAGTTGAGAAACCGAAACGCCCTTAGCTAATGCACCGGCTAACGACATCTTAGTGGTGTTGCCGCGATTCTTCGAGTCTTGGAACGCGCGATAAATCTGCCCATCCGTGTACGAAGAATCCGAAGCGGGGGGTTCAGTAGCTACAGGGGGCCGCGTTGTTAGTGAGGCTAGCCCTGCGGGAGCAGCCGTGGGAGCAGCCGTGGGAGCAGGCGTAGGCGGTGCAGTAGGCGGAAGCGTGGGCGCAGCAGTAGGCGGAAGCGTGGGCGCAGCAGTAGGCGGAAGCGTGGGCGCAGCAGTAGGCGGAAGCGTGGGCGCAGCAGTAGGCGGAAGAGTGGGCGCAGCAGTAGGCGGAAGAGTGGGCGGAAGCGTGGGCGCAGCAGTAGGCGGAAGCGTGGGCGCAGCAGTAGGCGGAACGGTAGTAGTCAGCCGCACTGTAGTCGGCGGGACGGTTGTAGGCGGGAGAGTAGGCGGAAGAGTAGGCGGGACGGTAGTAGTCAGCCGCACCGTAGTCGGCGGGACGGTGGTAGGCGGAAGCGTGGGCGGAAGAGTGGGCGGAATTGTGATAGGTGGAGCAGTAGCCGGAGAAGTACCGGTGGCTCTGTAGTAGTCGTCAACAGTGAATGAAGTACCTAGACTGGTGTTAAACAGGTCAACACCTTGCTGCGGAGTAAGCCCTTGCTCACGAATGTAGTCAAGTCCCCGCTGAGTGGCAACAGTGTTATCTGCGCCACCTGCGTATATGTAGTCGCGGAAATTAAACGGTGCAGCAGTGGCAACGGGAGGCGCTGTCGCCAGAGACGCAATACCTGCCGGAGCAGCAGTTTGAGCGGGGGGCGCAGTGGTGACAGGGTTTGTATAGTGGTAATACGGATCCGTGTAGTACGGATCGACGTAGTTGTACAAGTCTTCAAACTCTTGTTCGGTAAGAAGTCGCGCCATGATCTTATTGCGTCAAGTCGTAGAAAGTGGCAGTCATCGACTAATCTCTTCCCAGTCCAGAGAGCCAAGCACTTGATTACCGTTGGCCGCAGCCGTGCAAGCAAGCGTCAGTTCATACGCAGTGGCGGTGAACGGATCGCGCTCTAGTTGAGAGGTAAACAACGCCTCCTTCAAGATGTCCACGCTATTGGAACCCTGATTGGAGCCCTGAAAGAAACCCGTTGCCAAAATCCGACCGGTGCCCACGGTAAACGCCGTGCCGGTGATGTTGTACTCAACTGCGGAGTTTGTGCCTGCGCTGACCCATGTCCCGCCCGTTGTGGTGCCAGATGCCACAACCTCCCACTTGTAGTTGGCGTTGTTGGTGATGCCCAGAATAGATATAGCCGTCAGGATGACGATTGCATCAAGCCGAGTGGACTTAAGCCGGATCGACACCACGGGGTAGAACGTACCGGCGGTGGTCAGCGTTTTTGGGGTTGTGATGGAAGTGCCTGCGGTCAACTGCGCACCGCGCAACTCGTAACCGCCTTCAGAGATTACAGTCGAGCACACCTGTTTGAGCGTACTTGCACTGGCAGTCGCGCCTGTGTTCGTCATCTCATACCGCAGGGGCAGCGATGCAGTTGTGATGTAGGTCGTGGTGATAAGGTTAGCGTGGTTGAAGTTGTGCGCCGGTACAAACACCCCGTCGATGATGAAGCCCATCCGCACCGTGCCAAGACCAAGCCACTCCACGTCCATGTAAAGAATCTGCGCCTTGGACGCATCCAAGGTAATGCCAGACGGGCCAGTCCCGTTGAGTGGGTCTTGGTTCCAATCTGACTGCGCCACACGGGTGTTGACCACACTGCCGGTAACACTGCTGCGCTCGACGAAGTACAGGTTGGTGCCGTCACGCTCAAAGTACAGGCCGTTGGCTGCACCATAGTAGCCCGCCCGCTGACGCAGATTGGCCTTGGCCTCACCGAACACAAACGTGTTCATCACCAACAGGCTCTTACCCGGCTGATAAGAAAACACCTTGATGGTTTCACGAATGATCTGATCCCCGTTGGCAGTACCCACGGTCAGATTCATCAAGCCTTCGTTTGCACTGAACGTGGCAGCAGCAGTTCCCGTAATGCTGTTGGCCCAGAGGTTGTTGTCGGCGTAGCGGTGTGAAGAATCAAACAGCGTCAGCGGGTTGCTGACCCGCATCCGCCCGAAGGCATCAACGTTGGTGCCGCCAATAGAGACTGGGATAGGGGATGCTGTTGCCACGATCTGCCTCAGTAGTGCGTCCAAACGATTAAAGTACAGACGCAGGACGTTGTTGAACTGCTCCTGATAGCGCGAATCGTACTGCCCCGGCGCAAGGGGCAGGTTAGGCGGCGGAATGACAACAGCATCTTCAATCAGTAACGCCATCAGCGTCTCCCGTCCATGCGAACGTCAATACGCGGATGCCCCAACTGCCACGTAACCCCCAGTCCAGTAGACGCCATCTTCATGATCATCTGCCGCCCACGCACCCGGATGTAAACGATGTTGGTGAACTGCTCAATCGGCACCGTGGCCGTGCGCGTAACCGATGCACTGCTTGATCCGCCCTCAGACTGCGGATCGTTAAAGCCCGAGCCTGATCCTTTCATCGGGATCAAGGTCATGATGGCAGACGGATTCTGCGCAGTCGATCCAGTGAACGTTACGTCAGGCAGCATACGCCACACGAAGCCAAAATGCTGACCGTCTTCGATGTCAAACTCAGAGGACTCAATATAGGCTTCGATAGCGGTCGGAGTGCCAGTCGTGTTGTCGTCGACCCCGTTCTCGTGCTGGACGATATTGTTGGCGTACGTTGCAGCAATTGGATAGTCCTGTAGCCCCGAATCTAGCCACGCAGTGCGCGCCAATGCGCCGTAGTACCAGATCTTTTCAAGGTAGTTGAACACCACGTAACGATCTACCGTAGTGGAGTTGGCAGAGCAGTAGAACCACCATACTTCGTTGAAACCTTCGTTTGTCCCAGCAAACACTTGCTGCGCTTGCGTCTGGTTAAAGTCTTGGAACACGTAACGACGCAAGTCGCAAGGAAGCGTTTGCACGCGGCCATCGTAGGCGTAGAACTTGTCCACGCCCATCCAGTACACCACGCCCGAGCCTACAGCCACGGCGTTCTGCCCCACGATAGACAGGTTGTCGCCCAGAAGCTGCGCTCCCCACACAAGCTCAGACCCGTTGTACTGAAGCGAGTAAAGAGCGGAGTCGGTAAACACCACCAATTCCTGCCGCGTCTGGATGGCGGAGACAAGCTCCGATCCATGAGACAAGCGCAGGCTACCCGCTTGGTTTGTAGCCGCAGGAGTCCAATTTACGGCGCTTTCTTGCGCAGACCAGCGAATGAGCATCGGGTCTTGTACGGCACTGCCGTAGTCGTTGCAGCCAAACGCGAACACAAACCGGTTGATGTCAGACACAAAGATGAAGTTCTGCACCGTAGGCACACCAGATGCGCCAGCCAGCGTAGACAGTTCAACGGCGCGGGTGCTTACACCAGACGTAGCGTCCCAGTAGTACATAGCCCCACCGCGAGGACCAAAGACCAAGTCTTCGCCAAAGTTAGATTGGCTCCACAGCCGCAGCGAGCTGTTGCTTGTACCACCTGTACCCCACGTACCTGCACCCCACGTACCCGCGCCCCACCCAACAAGGGGGGCCACAAACTCCGGGCCTACATTAATCTGATAGGCAGCAGATACCGCCGAGCCGCCCGTGGCCCCCGCAGCAACAATCGACGATGTCGTGATCGTGTAGGAGTTGATGTTGACAACCGTGATCTGAAACTGCGCGTTGAGCACGGATGCGTAGGTGCCCGTGACGCCGCTGAAGGTCACGAAGTCACCCGTGATGGCTCCGTGCGAAGGCGCAGTTACAGTGACTGTAGTAGTGCCGTTGCCAGTGAACGGGTTGGTCCCAAGCGTCGTGGTAGCACGGATCGGCGTGATGTCGTAATACGTACCACCGCGCTCGATGTAGAACTTCAGGTTGGTACCAACCCCAAGCAGATTAAGACCGCCAAGCGTGACCCAATTCCACAGGGAGCGGCACACCCCAAGGAACGTGTTGGCGGAAATGCGCTGCCACCCCCCAATCTTCTCGGGAGTGCCTTGGCGAAAACGGACTTTGTCGCACTCGTACCAACCGTTTTCTTCGTTGGCGTACCGGGTGTTTTCTTTATTGACACCGGGCTTGAGCGTGAGTTTCTTCAGCGGCATGGTTATCTCAGCAGTGCCGCTTCGGCTTCGCGTCTAAGGGTTAACCCCCTCAATACGCGGCCTGCGGCCTTGTTCCACTTGACGATTTCCTCGCACGCACCCGCCCAGTCCTGAGCGTCTACACGTTTCTTCAACGTGGAAATGCGGTAGTTTCCTAGCCCGCAGTTATACGCGAAACTGATGATGGCGGCAAGGCGTCTGGCGGGTTGTTTGATCAGTATTGGCGATAGCTTGATGACGCCAACGGCGAAGTGCACCAAGTGGTTGTCCAAGGATTCTTGGGCCTGTTGCTCAGTCCAAACCGTATCCGGCGTGACTTCCGGCCCTGTACTACCCCACCCAATCGTCCAAGGATGCCCACCCGTGCCCGGATCGGGGTAGGCTTTGCAGTCGCCGTTTGGCAAGCGTTTGGCGTAACCCTCAAAGGGCTTGCACAGCGTCTCCCGTGCGATACGGATGGCTTCCGTGGTCACTTCTGGTACTTCTCAATGCTTCTTCCAACGAACCAGAATGTCAGGCACATGTTGAGCATGGCGAAGTCATCGGCGTCCCACACACGGGTCATTACCTCAGACCAATGCCCACCTGATTTGAATGCCATGTAGATGGCCGCAGCCTTCACCGCTGCGTACATGAAGAACAGAGCCCAAGTAATACCGGGACGGACAAGAGCAGAGACTGCTGCCACAAACCACCCGGCTTCCTTGGCGGTGGTGGCCTGCTCCTTGAAGGCTTCCTTGATGGCGTCGAGTTGGTTGACGCTGTAGTCAACGTACCGCTCTTCCATCTTGAACTGGCCGCGCATCTTCTCCAGATCGGTCTGGAGCGTGAACATCGACAGTTCGTGCTTGCGTTCGTTGCCCTTGTCCAAGAACTTCAGGACTTCTGGTGCAAGCCGGAACAGGCCACCGAAGAGACTGCCAAGCAGTCCACCACCAAGTATTTCAAACATATCAGACTCCCAAAGCCACGAGGAACAGAACCACCCCGGCTGCGCCCACGCCGATAGAAGCGTAGAACAGACTTAGAGTGACGGCCAAAATGGCGGCAGAGGACAAGACGATGGCAAGTTGCAGCGCCATACCAGAGTAAGAGTAATAGGAAGACTTGGCCTTGGCAGCATCCCGCTTGGCTTCAGCCGCACGGGCCTTCTCCATGATCTCGTCCATGTCGGCGCGTTGCTTGACGGCCTTTTGTTCATGGTTGGTGACCTCGTAGATGGTCGCCCGGACGTTCTTGGCCTGATACCACGCCCACAGGTTGTTCGACTCTATGGTTCCGTTGAGAACCGCAGAGGAGTTCCTTCCGGCAAAGTAATTTGTAAAAGCAAGGAGAAGAGCAAGGATGCTAATAGAAACCGCAGCAAGAGCCTTGACATGGGCCTCCCTCTCTGACCGGCTTGCTCCCTCGGCGGGCTTCTTGAAACTCATCTCTGCACCTTGTCTGCCAAATAGTAGAGAACCGCAAATAGAGCAGTGCCGACAAGCGCAACTGCCCCACCGTACTTGACGTTGAGCATGAACTCCTGCTGCCGCAGGCGGTGCTCACGCTCCTTCTTCTCGCGCTCCTTCTTCAGCCGGATGCGCTCCATGATCATCTCGTTGTAGACGCTCTCACCATAGTGAGCAACGATCAGAATCTTCAGTTCGTACTCTTGTTTGATCAGCGCCTGCTTGTGCATCGTGATCTGCAAGGCTTCTTGCTCGATGCTGTCGTCGTGCAGCAGCCGCTTGAAAACCGAAGGCTTCTTGTTAGCCTTCTCGGTGGCAAGGCGGTTGAAGTCACCAAAAGCTCCGTACCACTTGCCGATCTGACCGGCAACGTCCTGAATCTCGCGGCCCGTGGCGACGAGTTTCTTAACGGCACCAAAGGCAGCGTTTGCTGCCGATACTGCTGCGAGGATGCCGGTGATGGGTTCCATACACTACTTGTTCCCCTTGGCAATGCGCTCGCGTTCCTCAAGCAGCCTGACCTTGACCTGAAGGTCGTTGATGTGCGTCATCAGTTGCTCTTTCAGGATCGCCCTGCGTTCTGCGCTGATGGGGCTATCAGTCGGCACGCCTTCCTTGGTGATCAGGGCAGGCATCTGCCCTTCAATCTTGGTCAGACGCTCAGAAAAGGACGCCACTTGACCAAG